CCGCTCGACCGCCCCGATACTCAGTGTTTACCCACCAGGCAAGTTCGCAAGCGATCTTGACACGGGGCGCAAACCAAATGGGATTGATGATTGCACCAAGCATCCCAACGACTTCGCCGTGCAGGTCAGCGACAAGCACACAACCATGCGTCATAAGTGCGCGTACAGCGTCAGCCAATTCGTCGTCTGTTGCGTTGATCATCGCTGCATGTGGCGCGTATTCGTGGAATTGCCTGCTCATATGCGTTAGCACCTCCACATCGTCCATCGTTGCATTGCGAATGATCATCGTAAAGTTATCCCTTGCAATAGATAATACGGGTACTCACTTGTAATTCGCGTACGGGTCGTACTCTTTCAACTTCGCACCCTTCGCCTTGTACTTGTCAAAGAGTGTGCGCCGGCGAACGGGGTAAGCGAAGGTGAGAGCGAGCGCATCGGCAAGGTCTGGGGACGCACCACCCTGCAAACGCTTCTTGATCTCGTCCTTTGATTCAAGCACCTTGCGACCTGCCTGGTCAAACCAATACACAGGCGTTGCAATTTCTTGCTTCAACGCGACATCTTGCGGTATTTGACCGCCTGCATGAATCCACTCACGCATACCCCACCACATCTCAGTGCGTCGATTGACAAACTGGTCAGGCTGCATGGCTTTGCCACCGAACGGCACTTCGATGGGGTCAAAGTCAAGTTGCCGCAGCCTGTCAATGACACCCGCTCCCGCTCCGCTGTCAACGAACACAGCATCAGGCTCCCAATCGTCAATGACCTGTGCAACGCGAGCGGCCAACTCCATGTTGTCAATGCCTCGGTACACCAGTGGTTGGAATGCCACAAGACCCTGCCGCTTGAAGATGACCGAGCGGTCATCGCCAAACCGCGCAGGATCAACGCCAAGTATCCGCGCTGATCCTTCCACATCTTTGTCGGTGTATTCCCGCTTCGCTGCCATCTCAGCGTCTGAAAGGCTGATCAACTGGTCGTCGCCGGCCGCGCTGAAGTCACACAGGTACTCGCGAGCGAACGCCGTTTCAGGCATGTCGCGCTTCAGTCGCTCAACTTCAACCGGATCAATGGATTGAGTATCGTATACGGTATATTTCGCTGCGTTCCAGCCTGATAACGACTGTGCGCGGAAGTACAACTCGCTGAACAAGTTGACACCCGTAGGTGTGCCAATGAACATTGCCCACCCCTGACGATCAGACAACGCCGGCTGAATGATGTCGTTCCACACCTCGGGTTTAACCTGGGCAACCTCATCAATCACGCAACCGTCAAGGCGAACACCGCGCATTGCATCGGGATTGTCACCACCAAAGATCCGGATGACGCAACCGTTGTGCTTGAAAGTGACAAGCAAGTCACCTTCGTTGATGTCAACGGCGTTAGCAACAAGTAGCGGTGACAACTTCTGTTTAAGTCGCGCCCACGCAATGGCTTTGGCCTGCTTTAAGAACGGTGCAATGTAGAAGAACAAGCCAAGTTCCTTGTCAAAGCGCATGGCCTTGTCAATGAGTTCCATGATGGCAAGTTCCGTTTTGCCGGCGCGACGGTGAAGAGCCAGCACAGTAAACCGCTTGCGAGCAATGTGACATTCTCGTTGCCACTTGCGCGGTTGGTAATCAATGCGAATCTCGGTCATGTGATTAATGGGACACCAGTTGTCACCGTAAGTGTGACACCACCACCGTGATCAACTGCGGTGCGGTCGCCGTATTTCTTTGGATGCCATTTGGCTAGCAAACGCAAGCGTGTGTCAACTTGCAACCTTCTCCAGGCTGCTTGCACTTGGTCAACTGGCTCGGTGTCGGCGAGTGCTTGACAGTCTTCCGCAATGACATCACACCCGCTATCTCTCGCGCGCGCGAATTGTATAGCGAATTGTTTATCACTGTCAATCCAATTGTAAACACTTTGCCGAGTGATACTTCCGTGAAGTTTGCAGAATTCGTTTAACGATCTTCCGCTACTAATCCAAGCAATAAGTGCTTCCCGTAATTCAATTCTTTCCGGGGTGATTTCTTTCTTTGGCCGGCCGCGTTTCTTCGGCAAGGACTTGGACGACCCGTTTGTAACCGCGAGGGATTTGTGCTCTTCGTTCATAGTTGCAGATTTTTTGAATAGTTGACTTGCCTAGGTTAAACATCACCGCCAACTTGTTATACGACAATTTGCGTTCTTCACGGGCGATACGAATTGACAGCACAACACTGTCAAGTATTCGTGCGTTGTGGTGTGACTGCCCTATACGTTTTCCGTATTCGTTAACAGCAATAAGGGCAATCCGTGTATTCATACGCGTTTTTGTAGGACAAGGTCAAACCCTGCTGCGTGTGCTACTTGCAGGGCAGATCGAAAGTTTGGTACTCGCGAGCCATTGCGTGTGCCTGGTGCGCCGAGGAGGCATCGCACTGTATGTGCGCGTAGGATTCCCTTTTCCTCCATCCGTAAGGCAAGGTCGTTTCGTGTCAATCCCTCTGATTCAAGGGACGCTTTAATTGCAAATTTGAAATCGTCGTAACTGTGCATACGACCGAGTATAGCATTGCATTACATTTCCCAATACACTTCTTCGCCACGTTTGTACAACTTTAACTGTTGCTTGTAGGCATCGGGCTTAACGAAGTGTTTGTCAACGACCGTGAAATGGTTGTTGGGGATGAGCAGGAAGTAGCCTTCAAAGGTGGTAATGAGGCTAAGTGGCTTGTGTTCGGCAGGATATCTGCTTGAGCCGTCAGCCCAATCAATCACAATACCTGTGTGTATTCCTTCCTCTTGGGCGCGGAATGCGTTGACAGTTAGACCTTCAAGGTAATCCAATCGGATGGCTTCAATGTGTTCTCCCATAGCACCCCACGGCTGAGAGGAGTCATCAACATCCGGGTCAAAGTTAGTGGTGGAGGATAGTGCGTGAAGCGGCAAGCCTGACCAGTGCGCTCCTGACGCTAGAACAACATGGCAACACAGGTACTGACCGGGACGGGCGTACACGGCATGCCAGATGCCTGGTGTTGTGCCGGCTGGCATGTTAGGGCCAAGGAACTGATTGTCAACATACACATACAAGTGATGGGGTAAGTTGGTGTGTCGCATTAGTAGTCCGAGCGTCAGCGAGTCGGAGATGAATCGTCAAAGAACCATAGCCATGCCCCACATGCGGCAATGCAGATTAAAGCAATTGGTATAGCGCAAAGCGTATGGATCATGCGGTTCCTTGCCGTGACGGTACAGGTCTGCGGGAAATCGGCAACACGCGACCGGGTTCCTTTGCGTTTGGATCCTTTGCCCACTCTGTCAACAATGGCAGTTTCTCAGCAAACCAATAGGTTTCTTGTATGGACAGCGCATATTCCTCACGGTAGATCTTGAGTGTCGGGTGAAAGACCTGTGCGCTGGTGCGGTACGGGGTTGCCTGAATGACAATGCCGTCATCGTCAACAGCGACAAACCCTGTCTTTGTTTGGCCAACGGTAAAGCCTTCATGCCGTAGGTACATGACTGCTCGAAGGATCTTCGTCTTGTTGCGGGTGGTTGGGTACATCATGCGTTTGTCCGCTGCACAGGTCGTCTTGATGTTGACATCTTTCGAGTCCATTCCTTGCTCCTTGGGTCGTTTGCCCACTTGATCAAAATTTCCATCCGCTCCTCAAACCAATGCATTTGTGGAAGTTTGCGCGAGTATTCCTCACGGAATCGCTTGTGTATGGGGTGTTGAATCTGTGCGCTTGTCCTAAACGGACTGACCTGAAACACCACACCTTCCGAATCAATGGCAATAAATCCGGTGTGCGTCATGCCAACGGTAAATCCCTCTCCTCGCAAATACATGGCAAGTGCGTTCATTTGTTGCAATACTGGTTTGCTTTCGTACCTCATGCGTACCTCACGGATGGCTTGCGGACATGCTCAACGGCAACTGCAAGGATTCGGCGTGACTCCGGTACATGACCAATGAACTCGCGCACTTGTTCAAGTTCCGCGTCGGACACGTTTTTGAGCATTGCTTCAGCCCACACATCCCACTCAGCAAACTCTTCAGTGCTGATCGGGGTGCATCGCTGTAGGTCGTCGCGTGTTTGCTCAACCTCACGCTCACCTACCAGGTTCTGAGGGATGAGAGCGCAATACGCTTTGTGTATCGCTGCAATCTCAGGCTTAAAGTCACGAACAAGTCGGTGCTGGCGAATGCAACTTTGCAACTTGTCCTGATGCAAAGACCCCCACTTCTCGTTCAATAAACTTGACAGCACAGGCTCAAGTTTCCACTTCGGCCACATCTCTTCCATCAACTTTCGGTTGTCCATCCATGTGATGTTTGTCATACGCGCAAGTATAGCAATGTCACAAGATTTGCGCAAGTCTATACATGTCCATCAAACGTGCATAGTTAAACCCATCGAATTCGATGGTATTAGGCCGGGTCTTTGAATTCAGTTGAGTAAGTTTGTTTTTGAAATTTCGTTTTTTCAAGCACATGGAACTGCATACAAGCGCAGATGCTAAGGCTGGAATGGTAAGTTTTTTTGATTTAAAACATGACACCCTGTTCTTTGCATGATTGGAGAGCGTGGATGCAGTAACCCCTCGGCGGGGCTACTGCGTCGTTGCATGGCCGGAGCCGCGCATCAACAGAAGAGGGTGCTGCCCCAATTTTAGCGAGGACAACTCGCCTAGGTTGCGCACCTGCACCTACGACTGTCAAACACAGTCGGCCCTCGCCGGGTATCTCACCGATCACAAGGGTCTTACTACCGTCCGATTCATTCCGTCTGCACAAAGCGCAGTTGCCACGCTGGAAGCACTACGAGATCCGAAGTAAATCGGTGAACTCACATGACGGTTGCTTGCCTTACCCATGATTTCGCCGGACGTTCCGCCGTCCGTGTCCCTGCATTCCTTCATCCCAGCGTCAATCGCCTGTTGGCATATGCCGTCATCGGCGCGTATCGACCAGAATCAAAGAGGTTGGAAATAATGCGTTTGTGTATTAGTTCTTTCCCGTGATCCTCCACAGGGGTACGCCTGCCGCCAACAAGACAGTCTTCCACTCAATGCGGTCGCCGTCAGCGTAACGGTACTTCAGTGATGCGCCCTTGCGCGAGTTCGCGCTAGCACGAAGGTACTGCAAGTTGTCTTGATGATGCTTGCCCTTGCCAAGTGGAATAATGTGGTCTACCTCAAACCCCTCCGGACGGTGGCGGTAAATCAACCACATGAGTTGACAATCCGCATCGGCTGGTAGTTCATAAACCTTGCCGCGCCGGCTTCGGGAATCGAGGTGTAGTCGCGCCCACCCACGATAATCACCGCGTCGCGCACAAGCGTACGACTCACGGATTATCGCGTGTTTGCCTTCGGTCACAGCAACCCGTTCTGCCTCTTTCGCCACAGCAACAGCCTTTGCCTTTGCCCTGGCTGCGTTCTTGCGTTCCGCTGCTGCCTGTTGATTTGCGCCAATTGCCCACGCCACGCGAATGTTTCGCGCTGCAACCTTTGCCGCTTCGGCCGCGCAAAGCCGTTGATACGCTTCCTCCGCTTCCTTGCGTAACGGCCACGGCCCGTGTGTCCCGTCCAAAGCAACGAAATACCCACGCCGCAAATCAAGAAACACGCCACGCCTAATTGGCTTGCGCTCCTGCGAAATTTGAGTCTTTAATTTCGTCGCCATTCGTATTTCCAAAGGCCGTAGGCGGAGCGGGGAGCGGCTGCTGGCTTACCCGCCCCACCCACAGTTGTCGAGATTTTGAGCAGTAGCAGCCGCTCAGACAATTCCCACACGGGGAGTTGTTACAAACACAATACCACAAACCCGCGCCGATTGGTTTGGATTATTACGCCAAATACATGCCAGTTCGGATTCTTGCCGCAATGTGGTACACTCAAGTCCCCCGGAAAGCGCGGCGCGTAGATCGAAAGATCCGCGCCGTGTTTGTTTCCGGAGCAGGAAATACAGGTGAAAGTGGAATAACCTGCACAAACGTACAAATTATTTGACCCTCTGTGCGGACAGCAGCGCGTTGCCGCGCCCTGTCCCGTCGGTAGGTTTTTTACCCCATTGCCTAGGAAACGAGGGGTGTACCTCACGGCCTTGTGCCTCGTCGCAAGTGGGAGTCAACACCCACATCACCGCGCAAGCATTATACATGGCTTGTATGTCAACAATTTATTGCAATTATCCAACTACAAATTGTCAATATGCACAAATCTGTCAACTTTATGCAGGTGTAGGGGTTGACGCTGTAATACGGCAGCGTATTCTGTGTGAGTCAAGAGCGCGGCTCAAGACAACGCATCTAGTTTGAGAGGATTGACAATGACCACCAAGATCAAAGTAACAGTTACCGACGCTCTAAACAACTACCCGCACCTTGCTCGCGTTTATTGTGATGTGCTTGTTGCGGCCGCATTTGACATTAACGACGCTGTCAGCCAGCGCGTCATTCGCGCTCACAACGAACGCGCTCGCGTTGACTGCGACGACGAGGTTGCATTTGATCGTTGCATCGAAGAGATGGATGCTGCCGAAGGAGCGTTTATTGCTCGCCATCAAGACACGGTGGTGACCCTGTGATTAAGCAAATCCTACAAATTGACGTTCTAGCGGAGTGGGTTACCGATGACCGCGCTGCGGAGTACCTCAGCGAACACATTGTCACCGCTACGCTTGAAGTGCATTGGCAACACCACAAGCCCGGACACTACACCGGGGTGCATGGCTGGGAATTGATCTCTTGGAACATCCTTGAGATTGCGCTTGATGACGTTGAGTTGACTGACCAAGACATCGTCCCATCAGACTTCCCGATGGCAGAAGTACGCGCCGCCATTGAAGATGCGGAGCAGGTACGCAAGTACATTGCTAATCGTTCACCGGAGGACGCATGAAACGATCACTCGACGGCAACGAACCGCGCAGTACCCGCCGGCAAGCAACGCGGTGGGATACACAGGATGCGGCGTGGTCAGACATTCAGCCCCGCCTTGGAACGCTGAACGCGTTGGTGCTTGACGCGATCACTCAACAACCAGGCACATGCGACGAACTTGAGGTGCGGTTGTCTTTGACGCATCAGACTTGCAGCGCGTGTGTCAACAGCCTAATGAACGATGGATTGATTGTGGCTGACGGCAAGCGACCAACACGGTCAGGCCGAGCAGCGCGTGTGTGGACATTACCGATACCAACAACTTTATTTGGGAGGACGGCATGAAATTGCAAACCAACAACATAACTGGCGACCTACACATTTACCTTGATCAGTACGAAGGTGACGACGAAGACCCAACCCGCGACCTGATCGCATGGTTTCAGGCAAGAAGCCTTGGCGCAGATGATGAGCCAACAATTTGCTTCACGATAAAGCGACCAGAGGAAGAGGAAGGATCAAGCGATGCGTTGTTCTTTGTGTCGGTGGCGCGTTTAAGGAGTTTGTGCGACTTGGCCGAAACGATGGATAAGGTGGCGTTACAGCAATGGAAAGAAACACTTGGCGAGGAAACGACATGAGCGACCTACGAGACATAGCAACATTGTGCAAGGAGATTGACTACCTGACGTCACAGGTGGACACGCTCCGCACGGAGCGGGATGAGGCGAGGTGTGAAGTGTGTTATCGCGAACATGAACTGCGCGAAAATAGCGTATGCAAATGTTCACCATTAAATTATGCAGAGCGTATGGGCTGGGACTGCTTCAAGAGCGACACTTTGTCGCAAGAAGTGTCGCAAGAAGGAGAACAATAATGAAAGAGGAAGACAACCGTTGGGCGAGGCCAACAATGGATGACTGCAAGTGGACTACCGCTGACGGACTACCTGCCTGGATGTGCGAGGAAGGCATTCAACGCGGACTAAGCATGCAAGCAGAGAACCCAGTGCTGGTGCTTGTCGGCAGTGACCCAATGCTTCACCGCGTTGACGAGGGTGATGGCAACCCACCCATGTACTTCTGGCGAGCCTGCGTGTACATGCTGACGCTCAGCGAAATCGGTGTTGACGGGACGAGGTTTGCGTCAACCTGCATGCGCGAAGAGAGTGATACAGCAAACAGTATTCGCGACGACTATGTCGAAAAAGTCGTGAATTTCATCGCCAAGTGTTCACCTAGTACACGGATTCGACATGTCAACTAAAGCAGGATTCTTGACAATCACACTACGCAAGCGCAATGAGAGCATCATTCTGCTTGACAGCGAAGGACACCAAGTTGCGCAGATATACGCGCAACTACAAGGATCTGACGCACACGACCGTATCCGCGTCAGCATCAGAGCAGACCAAACTTACAAGATCAGAAGGCATTTCCATCAGGAATCAGAATGAGTACATCACCCGCACATTTCTACGAAGAACTGCTCAACGAACGCAACCGCATCATTACCCAACTTCGCACCCGTTTGTTCGATTTACAGCAGCAATCACGCATGCTTGGTGTCATCGGCGGGGTTATTGACAGTGGGGTAGACTTTGACAAGGCAAAGGTTGCGGAAGAAATCAAGTCGTTATTGCAATCAATTAACAGGAAAGTCCCATGAAGAAACTCACTCCATACATCGTTGAAGGTGTGCGCGTTGACAAGGCAGCAGGCATGCGCCAGTGTGCCATTGCCATCAAGTACGGCATCAGTCCCGGGAGCGTGTCACGCATCCTGCGCGGTAGCCGGCACAAGGTGAAAGTAGCGGCCGAATGAAACATGTTTTTGAGGACGGCATTGGTGGGGGGTGTTCCCCCACCGATGTCAAATCATTAGAAGAGCGAATCAAATTGCTTGAGGCGCAACTACTTGCGTCGCAACAAGAATGTGAATCAATGCGCGAAGCAGTACGCGCTCGATTCAGATCAAGTCTTGAACGAGTGTTGTATGAGGGAGAGGGATAATGGACTACCCCGAGGACATCGTTGACAGAATCGCGTCCTCACAATCGACTGACCCGTTGTTGCGGGAAGCAAGTATAGAAATTGTGTACTTGCGAGAAGAACTAGCAAGAGCAATGGCAGAGCGATACAAAATCCACGGTGACGCATTTGATTGAGTTCCAAGTACCGGGCATTGCTGCGCCACAGGGAAGCAAGAAGGCGTTCAGGACGCGGGGTGGACGCATTGCCCTCGTAGAGTCCTGCGCTCGCGTGAAACCCTACAGAGCGACTGTAGCCCTTGCTGCGCGTGAAGCATGGCACGGCGGTGCAACACTGGGAACGGTGGGAGTATCAATAGCGTTTACATTTGTGCGGCCGCAAAGCCATTACACAAGCAAGGGCGCACTTCGTGCCGGCGCGGCAACCCACCCAGGCAAGCCCGACATCGACAAACTATGCCGTGCCGTACTTGATTCTTTGACGGGGATTATCTACGCCGATGATTCGCAGGTCGTAAGTCTTGTTGCCACCAAGGCATACGGAAATACTGCTAAATCTCGCATTTCCATTTACACTACTTGTTGACATTAAGATACTTGGAGGTATAACTATCACATCGACACATGTTGTGTCGGTCGTGCGCGGCGTTCCGCGCAGTCACTAGAGAGGACTTCACATTGCAACGCAGCGAAACAATCGGAGAGTTGGCGAAGGCATTGGCGGCGGCAAACGGCCACATCAAGAACCCCAATTTGGACGCGGTCAACCCGCACTTTAAGTCGCGGTACGCTAGCCTAGGTGCGATCATTAACGCGGTACGCGCACCACTTGCAGCGCACGGTATCAGCGCAGTTCAGACCGTTAGCAATGACGGCGGCT